GAGGGGTATGCGGGGCAGATGGCCATGCAAAAGCTGGTCAACATGGCTGAGCGCAGCCAGATCGTGCCTGGTGGCCTGAACGTGCAGTCGCTGGAAGAGATGGTGGCTAACATGAATCAAACGCAACCACCGGCCAGCATCGAGTTCAAGCGTGATGGCAAGTTTTTCAGAGTAATGAAAAGGATATGGGCATGATCACCAAACCAAACACCAGGCCGAGCGAGCCGGAGTTTTTAATTCAGTGGCGCGAGTGGGACAAGGCCGGGCCGCCCCAGTGCTGCCACACGTGCGAGCACTACGGGGTCGATGGCCTGTGCGTGGAGTTCTTCATGACGCCGCCCGAGGAGTTTGCGGCCACGGTGGATGGCTGCGACAAATGGGAGCAAGAATGTCCGTTCTGACCGACCGGCTGCCGACTGAGCACGAGGAGCAGCGCGAGCTGGTGCGCTGGTTCCGCCAGACTTGGCCAGGCGTGCGCATCTTTGCCATCCCCAACGGTGGCGCGCGCAGTCCGGCCACTGCTGGCCGCCTGAAGGCCGAAGGCGTGAGCAGTGGCGTGCCTGACCTGTTCATCCCTGCCTGGGGGCTGTGGGTGGAGATGAAGCGCACCAAAGGCGGCAGCGTGAGTGCTGAGCAAAAAGGCTGGATTTCATATCTGGAAAGTGTTGGATTCTGTTGTATAGTGGGAAAAGGTGCGGAAGCTGCCAAGGGGCAGATCAGTGCCTTTTTCAAACAATACAAGGAAATTTTATGAGCACTCGCATTTACGTTGTCACGGACACAGAGACCAATAAGCACCGCCTGATCCGCGCTGGCAACCAGGCCCAGGCCATCAAGTATGCCGCCCAGACCCGCTTTGACATCGAGGTCGCTGGCCAGGATGACTTGGTGAGCCTGCTCACCAATGGCGTGCCCATCGAGCTGGCCACCAGCCAGGCCACTGCTGGCATGTTTGAGGACGCCATCACAAATGCTGGAGGGACTGACTGATGGTCCCACCCAACGCCAAGACGAAGGATCGCTGGATGACGATCCGCATCCCACCGGACGTGGAGCTGGCGCTTCGCCGCCAGGCCGATGCCGATACCCGCACCCTGGCCGCCCAGGTGCTGCACTACATCAAGCAGGGTCTGGCCGACGAGGGCAAGAAGGTGGCTGCATGAAAAAGCAGATCAAGATCAGCATCGAGACGCTGATGCACAAGTGGCCGGTGTTCGCTGTTGGCTTTGCCAATGGCGAGTTCTTTTTGTCGCTGTGGCTGCTGGACGTGCGCATCTGGAGATCGTACTGATGAAGTGCCCAGTCTGCGGCACCTGGACGCTGGTGAAGCAAACTCGCCAGCGTCCCGATAACACCACGCACCGCCGCTACGAATGCGCCAACCTGCACCGCTTTGTGACCACCGAGCAAGTGGCCAGGCTCATTACTGCAAAAAAACCAAAAGATTAGGGTTTGTACTAATTAAATATATTGTGGGAAATTGTGGTATGATTGGGCCATCAACAACCAGCAAGGAGCTGACCGTGAGCAAACTAATTGAAATCTACCGCAAGTGCCCAACGCCTTCCAACAGGGCCAAGCTGCAAAACTACCTCAGCAAACACATGATGGCTTCCTGCATGGCTACGCCTGAAGAGATCGCCTTCTTGAAGGCCAACGAGTTCAAAGTCTGAGGACGCCGCCATGCAGCTCAAACGCTACCAAATCATCCTGGCCGTCATCGGCCTGGTCGTTGCAATGGGCATCGTCGGCCAGTCCGACCTTGAGGAGGCCGAGCGCCAGCAGGCTGAATACTGCGAGATGGTCAAGCTCTTCAAGCAGACCAAGGGCCAGTCAGGCTGGCCAGCCTACAACGGTGAGGGGATGTGCCAGCGCCGCCTTTAGGCAAACGGCCTAGTGCCAGCCTTGTCGATGACCAGCGCGTGCTGGCGGGGGCTGGTGTCCTCGATGTTGGGGATGCTGATGTGGGTCCAGCGGTCGAACTCACAAATCACCTGGTCATAGGCAATGCCGCTGGCAATGATGGCTTTCACCACCTCGTCTGGTGTCATGCCTGGCACCTTGAAGTCAGCAGCGCAGCCGAGCCGGTGCTGGCTGCTGTCTTTGCTTCCCACCGCATCATTGACCTTCTTCGTGCGCAGGCCTGAGCTGATCATGATCGGCTTGCCTCCCAGCACCACCTTCACCTCCTCCAGAAATTCAGCCAGGCGCGTTAGGTTGGCCAGCTCCTGATCGTTGGGGCTGTTGTCCCAACCGTTGCGCTCGGCGGTCTCTGAGGCCGTCAGCTCTTCCAGGGTGAAGTGTGGCGTGAGGTTCATTTTGCAGCCTTGGAGAGCAGGTCGGTCTTGGCCTGTGATCCAGCCGAGGAACCAAAGTAATAAGCGATGATCCCCGTCCAAGCTGTGCCCAAGCTGCCCAGCATCATCAGGATAGCCGGGTTGGCGCTGTCAATCTTGTTGAAGAACATCATCACCATGATGCCGAAAAAGCCCACCGTCACAGCGCCAGCCAGGATTGGAGGCATCATCGAGCGAGTCGTGGCCTGCATGTCCCGAGCGCTCTTGCGATCCTCGACCGCCAGCTTCTCGAAGTTCAGGCCCAGCTCCTGCGCCTGCTTCTGCAGCTCGATCTCAGCCAGCTTGACCTGAGCGATCTGATCGGCCGTCAGCTTATTGTTGCTGATCAAGTCACCCACCTGGTCGGGATCGACGCCAATCGCCTTGGAGATGGCCGACACCGCCATGCCTGCCAGTGGGCCACCCATTGCAGTGGCAATCGTCGGTGCAATTTGTTTGAGCCAGTCCATATTGCTTATCCCTTCAGGTCAAAATTTAGGTTTGGGTGGCGTGGATACTGGACAACGCGCTCGCCCTCGGGGCATTTGTACTTGATCGTCGCCAGCAGGGTGGCTGCCCCAGGCGCAATCTTTTCTTTCCTCACCATCGTGAGCTGGTACGTGAAGGTGTCAATCTCTGGCCCTGCTGGGCCGCTGAACTTGCTGGCCGTGGTGGTTGCCTCATGCACCATGCCTGCTGCGTCTCTGATGCTTGGGGTGAAACTCTCGACAGAGCAGTCGTCGCGCTTCTTGATCCGAGCAACCGTGACGTTGATCGGCTTCCCAGCCTCAGCCACGATCTTAAAATTCTCAGGCGACCACTCGATGATGGCTCGGTCAAACCAGCCAAACTTGTCGGCCAGTGTGTAGCTGCCGCCAAGCGCAGCAACGCTTGCGGCAACTGCTCCAATGGCCTTGGTGACGTCAATCATTAGACACCCAGCATCTTTTTCAACATCTCCGCAGCAAAGCCTGGGCCGAGCAGCGTGACTGCGATCAGCGCATAGAGGATGTACTCGATGCGGCTCATGCGCTTGCTGCCTGACTCAAACGACTTCTGGATGGCCTCGTATCTCAGCGCACAGACTTCTTCGTGCGTATGAAGCCGTGCATCAGTTGCATCGACCTGGGTCATCACATGCCTTCGCCCTGGACGATGTACACGGTGGACGCAGCCGAGGCCAAGCCACTGAAGTATGACTCTCGCCCAAAGCGCAGCACTTCAACGGCTCCAGGCACCAGCACGATGGCAGCCGATGGTGTCCCAGCAACAGGGGCAACAGCATTAGCCGTAGCAATCGCCGCTGTTGGTCCGATACCCAAGAACACAATATTAGTGCTTGAATTCACCAAGCGATATTGACCTGTACCTTGGCCATCAAAGCGTGCATCAACCAGTGCTTGAACGCCAGTGGATGCCGATGCCGCAGCAGGGATTAAGACTGTATTGCCAAGTGGTGCAAAAGCAATTTGTGAGTTGGTGGACATGATTCAACCTTTCAAAGAAGTGATGGGAAGACTTTGTTCTTGCGCCGAGTGTAAATCGGTCGGCCAAAGAACGAGTCGTAATAATCAATGGTGGCAATGGTGCCGTTCAGGTAGTTGGTGCCATCTGAACCGATCCGCATCTGCGTAACCGTTGGGATGGTGGCTGTGGTGTCTGTGACCACTGCACCTGAGTCCTGACGTGCCTTGCAGTCGTTGGTGGCCCACCATCCGGTCAAGCTGTAGGCTGTGTTGGCCGCAATCGTTCCAGCGTCGAGTTGGGCTTGTGGTGTGCCACCGTCAATGATGTACAGCTCTGGGTCTGCTGCATTGCCGCGCAGCGCAATGATCTCGTTGGCGGTGCCATCGTCAAACTGCACCAATGGGCGAATGCCGGACACGGTGGATGGGATGGTTTGCACCTGTGCGCCACCTTTTGATGTTTGCCAAAAATTACTAAAGTTTTCTCCAGTAATAGTGGCAACATCAACATTTCTTGTTACCTGCAAAACAGTTGTTGGAATGTAGCTTGTAGAAAAAGTACCAGCTTCAACCTGTGGCATCTCAATAGATGCAACGCTTGTCACGTTTTGGTTACATCCAACACCAACACGAACTTGCCCAACAGAGTTCGCGCCTCCAATAGAGACAACAACAGTTAATTTTCGTATTCCCGTTGGAACTATATAACCAGATGAAACAACAACACCGTCAACATACCTAACAATTGATGCAGATGTGCCATTCCAATTAACAAAAGATGTTACCGTACCATCAGTATTAGAAGCAATGTTTGCAGTTAAAGATATTGCATATATTGTATTTGCCGAAAGAGTGTAAGTTTGCTGTATTACAGATCGTGCGGCAGTGCAAGTAAAAGATAACTTGTTTCCGCTTGCATAAGTACCCGAAGAAACAGAGACAAATGTTCCAGTTGAAAAAGCAAAAGTCCAAGATGTAGGAGCAACACTTGGTGTAACCGCTCCAGAAAAAACTGAGTTTATTAATACATTTGTTCTGCTGTCTTCAATTAAAAGACCATTGCAAACACCATTGAGATAATTAAATCTAGGCGTGTTTTCATTTACTAAAACAATTGCACCTAGTGAATCTGTAACAGTTGCGGTATTGCCGGAACGTGTGAAACTAATAATAGGGTCAAGAGTTGCAGCAGTAAAATTAAGCGTCAATTTAGGAATAACTTGTGATGTAGCCATTTTTATTCCTTATGACGGTACAACCGATGCAGACCCGTCAACTATATACCAAGGAGATACAGCAAGCGCACCAGATGCGACCATTAGACGGTTGTTTGTAGTGTCGTAAACCACAAGACCAACTCGTTTGTTGGTAGTGTTTACAGCATTAGCTGCGGACGCAATATCCGCTGCGGAGTAAGGCAACAATCCAACATCACTCCCACTTGCAGTCATGCCAAGCACCCGTGTGCCATTAACATAGAAGGTGTGTACGCTGCCGTGATAGGTAGCTGGAGAGACGAGGTCATCAGTCATGTTGCCTGACATAGCAACATAGAGTGGATCGGCGCTGTTTCGGATTGCGTCTCTCGTAACAGATCGGATTGAATTTCCGACAACGGTTCCACTATATGAACCAGTCTGCGCCGCAATGTTTACGCCATCATTGAATCCACTAATTGAGTTCCCAACAACGCTAAACCTTGTTGCGCCGTTCTCAATCTGAATTCCAACCGCTGTTGTAACGCCGCTTGCAGGATCAAGTTCTAATATGTTGCTTGCGATGTTTGACGCGGCAACAAGTGAAAATATTGATGACGCGTATGTAGTTATTACGTTTCCGCAAATTGTGTGATTCTGAGCAGTGCTATCAATTCCAAAATACGAATTTACACAAGAGTTGTTAGAAATTGCAACCTCAGCAGTAGCGGAAAGATTAACGGTTTGTATAAATCTTGTTCTGCTACCTTGAACATACTGATGATATTCAGGGGCAAATTGGTTGTTGGAGATATTAACTTTTTGAATTACTGATGTGCTTGCAACTACAAATGCTCCACAGACACCACCCAAATGCACATTGCCGTCAATGTAAACCGTACCACCAAACAACTCAATGTCGTTAAACATCCCATTATTTACATCCCCAACGCCATCAGGTGTTCCCGTCCAACCCGATATAAAAGTGTTTTTTGATATTTTGTAAACACTATCTGCAAGCCCTTGTAGCTTGAACATGCGCTT